TATCAATGAACACAATGGTGAGTTCAAATTTAACATATCTGAATTAGAAAATAGTACAGGGGGAATTGGTAGAGGTAATTTTATGGTAGTATTTGCTAGACCTGAAACAGGTAAAAGTGCCTTTTGGGTTAGCCTTGTAGCAAAGCAAGACGGCTTCGCTTGGCAAGGACACAAGTGCCATTCTTTTATTAATGAAGAACCTGCTAGAAGGATTCAAATGAGAATGGTTAATGCATGTAGTGATATTACTAGGAAAGAAGTATACAATGGTAGTAGACATTTAGCTGATACTCATTGGAATAAAATTAAAAATAATATATTTACTCATGACAAAGTGGATATGACTATGGAAGATTTAGATACTTACTGTAAAGATAATGAGGTAGATGTTTTAATCATAGACCAATTAGACAAAGTTAACGTTGTAGGTAAGTATAATTCTTCTCATGAAAAACTAAGAGAGATATATAGACAAGCTAGAGAGATAGCTAAAAGACATAACTGTTTAGTTATTGGTATGTCTCAGGCATCTGCAGAAGGTCATAACAAAGCCACTTTAAGTTTTGATGTTATGGAAAATTCTAAAACAGGTAAGGCTGCTGAGGCTGATTTGATTATAGGTATTGGTAAGAACGATGCTGAAGAACTTGATGTCAATGAAGGACATCGAAGAACTATATCCATATCAAAAAATAAACTGTCAGGAACACATCCTGTATTTCACCTTCATATTATACCGTCACTGTCACAATACAAGTCAATACTAGATTAGAAAGGATGATAACAATGATTACAGTATTAGATATAGAAACCACCTTCACCAAAGAGGGAGACCCAACACCTTTCAATCCTAACAATAGATTAGTAAGCATAGGTATTAATAACGAATACTTTTTTTTCTATCATAAAGAAATGAATGACATGAAAAAAATTCAAGAGAATAAGATAGCCATTCAAAAGATTCTAGATGAATCTGTATTAGTCGTAGGGCATAACTTAAAGTTTGATATGTCATGGATGTATGAGTTTGGATTTAAATATGAGGGAAAATTATACGACACCATGTTAGCAGAGTATGTAGTTAACAGAGGTGCAAAAGATAAATCTATCTCTTTAAAAGAATCCTGTAAGAGAAGAGGACTAAGCATGAAGTCAGATATCTTATCTACATATATGGATAGTGGATATGGTATTGATGAAATTCCTATGGAGAAATTAGAAGAGTATGGTAAGCAAGACGTAGCTATTACTAAGCAACTATATCTTACACAAGTAAGATTGTATAACCAACCTGGGAATAAAGTTCTAAAACCTACAAGAGATTTAATGAATGATTTCCTACGTGTATTAATTGATATGGAATGTAATGGAAACTATATTGACTTACAAGAATTAGATGTCGTAGAGAAAGAACTGAATCAAGAATACTACAAACTTAAAAATAAGATTGGTAAAATTATTCAACAGGTTATGGGTGATACTAAAATAAACCTATCATCAACAGAAGATTTATCTAAAGTTATTTACTCTAGAAAGGTTCACGACAAGAATACTTGGGCCACACTATTTAATATTGGTATAGATAAAAGAACTAAGAAGCCTAAGAAAAGACCAATGATGACCGACAGAGAGTTTTCTAATGTCATCACTAAACATACAGAGCAAGTCTATAAAACTATTGCACAACAATGTAATATATGTAGTGGTGTAGGTTATATAAGACAACTAAAGAAAGACGGAACACCTTTTAAGAACCTATCAAAATGCAGTAAATGTAAAAGTGAAGGTATGTTGTTTATTGAAACAGAAGCTAAGGCAGGTTTTAATTGGACTACAAAACTTGTGGCAGATGTTTCTCAAGGTGGATTCAAAACAGATAAGGAAACATTAAATAGGATTAGTAAGTTAGCTGAAGGTTCTTTAAAAGAGTTTGTGGATAGTGTTATTAGGTATAGTGCTATTGAAACTTACCTCAATACTTTTGTGACAGGTATTAAAGATAACGTAAGAGAAAACAAAGTACTGCATCCTTCTTTTAATCAGCATACCACAGTGACAGGTAGGTTATCTTCTTCTAAACCTAACTTCCAAAATATGCCAAGAGGTGATAAGTTTCCTGTGAAGAGAGTTATTAAATCTAGATTTGAGAATGGTGAGATATTAGAAGTAGACTTCTCACAATTAGAATTTCGAACTGCAGTATTTCTAGCACAAGATGTACAAGGTATGAAGGATATTGCAGACGGAGTAGACGTTCATCAATATACGGCTGATGTTATTGGGTGTTCAAGACAAGACGCAAAGGCCCACACATTCAAACCTTTGTATGGTGGTATGTTAGGTAAGAAAAAAGAGAAGGAGTATTATGAGAAATTTTTAAAGAAATATAAAGACATTGCTGATTGGCATATGAAATTACAAGAGAGAGCGTACAGTTCTAATATTGTAAGACTGCCTAGTGGTAGAGAATATTATTTCCCTAATGTTTTTAAAAGGGTAAATAAAAGAACAGGTTTTATATCGTATTCTAATTCAACAAATATAAAAAACTATCCTGTTCAAGGTTTTGCTACTGCTGATATAGTTCCCTTAGCATGTATTAATGTTTGGGAATTACTAAAAGAACGTGGAAAGAAAAGTCTAATTATTAATACTGTCCATGATTCTGTAATACTAGACATGCATCCTGATGAGATTGATGATGTTGTAAACATTGTCAAGACTGGTTTTAAGAATGTGAAGGATGCGATGTTTACTAGATATAATTGTGAACTCAATGTACCTTTAGACTTTGAAATAAAAAAAGGTAAAAATTGGCTTGACTTATCCACAATTATATGATATAATGATAATTATAATAGAGGTAATATAAATGACTAATGACTTAATAAATGATATAGATAATCTAAGCAATGATAAACTCATGTCTATGCTTGGTCAAGATGTAGACTCAGGTGGTTCTATACTAGGTAGATTATCTATTAACTATGATACCGAAGACTCAGACGGTAATCTTATAAAACGAGGTCTATATAAAGTAGAGACACAGGAACATGGAGCAATCTTTTCCGAAAAAGTTTCTTTTAGACCTTTCCTAAATACTTTTCAATACAAGAAATACGATGAAGAGAATGAGGAAAACAATTATAAATCTGTAATGTTTACAAGTTGGTCGGATTCAAAACCTGACACCAATGGTACAGACGCATGTGGCAGTGTACCGAAAGCATTACGAGAAGGGCTTGACCCCGTTGCTAAAATGGAACAAGACAAAGTTACATGTTATAGAAATGTTTTTGGTGTAGTGTCTATTAAAGGTAAGACATCAAAAGGTGACGAGATAACATTGACTAATGAGCCTGTTGTCTATAGAGTGCGAGGGGTTAATTTTCTACCTATTGGAGACCAATTAAAAAGTCTATCAAAAAGAAATAAGATTATGTATAATACTGTATTAGAATTTTTTGGTACAGAAAAACATACCAAAGGTAGTGTTACTTATTTTGTTGCAAAGATTAAGGATTCAAATAAAGATGTTAAGTTTTCTGATGAAGACAAGGCAATCCTAAAAGAGTTCTTAGACTATGTGAGAAATGAGAACGATTATGTAAAGGGTGAATATGACATAGCTATAAAAGAAAAGCACAAGTCTACAGTATCTCCTGACGACTTGGATGATGCTACTATCTTACAGGAAATGTCCGCTTGACTTTCTTAGAAGAAGTAAAATCATTTTTGGCACAGGCTCAAAACGAGCCTGTTGCCATACCTAAGAATATTCTTCAAGAGTTTAAAGAAGATTGTGGTAAGGCAGTAGAAAAACAGTTCACAGATGAGAGAGAGAAAGAGTTTAGAATCAGGATGTCAAACATTGGTAGACCTTTATGCCAATTACAAATGGAAAAGAAACATTTTGGCGACAAGTCCTTAAAGAATTTTGAAAATTACAATCACAAGTTAAGAAATTTATTTGGTGATATATTAGAAGCAGTAGTTGTAATGCTATTGAAAACAGTGAAGGCTAAAATCAATGGTCTTCAAGGCAGTGTCAAACTTAACACAGAGTATTTTGACATCAAAGGTACATATGATATTATTATAGACGATAAGGTATATGATATCAAGAGTGCTTCACCGTTTGCCTATGAGAAAAAGTTTGGGGAACAAGGTGGTGGATTTGATAAGTTCGTAGAAGGCGATGTCTTCGGATATCTATCCCAAGGGTATCTTTATTCGGAAGCCACCACCAAGCCTTTCGGTGGTTGGATTGTTGTTAACAAATCTACAGGTGAGATAATGTTAAGCAGTCCACCTGAAGAAGATGACAAGTACCGTGAACAGGCTATGGGTACTGTAAAGAAAAATATAAAAGCATTGATGACGGATGAACCGTTTGAAAGATGCTTTGATTTAATAGAAGAAAGTTTTTATCAAAAGAAAACTGGTAATAAAGTTTTAGGCACTGTTTGTTCTTTCTGTGAGTATAAACATTTATGTTGGGGTGATAATCTTCAGTACTTGCCCCAACAACAATCTAAAGCAAGAAGCCCTAGATATTTTTGGTATGCTGAGATAAATAAACCCAAGGAGGTATACAGTGAAGAGAGTTCCAGTTGATGATAATAGTGTTGTTATTGTAATAAAACCCTACGGTGATAACAGATTTGCTTGTGGTCTTCATTCTAATTATGAACAAGACACCGAAGATAAAGTGATGTGCTACACTGTAGCTATGGGCCTTTGTCAAATTGCACTTGATGACCCTGATATGGTTTATGAGATTGGTTTAAGTGTTGCTGAAATTGAAGAGAAAAAAAAAGAAGTAACTAAAAATGGACACGATAAGGTGTTGAACATAACTGAGTGGAGAAAAAAATTAAACTAATGAAACATAATTCTAATTTTAAATACGATTTGGAGTGGGGAAAACAAGGTGAGACCGTTGTTGCAGAAATACAACAAGGTGAAAAGACTGAGGTAAAGTCTGAAAGAGATAAGTGGATTAAGACAGGTAATCACTATTGCGAATATCAAAGTAGAGGGAAAGAAAGTGGGATAAAGAAAACTCAAGCAGAGTGGTGGACTATTAACTTCTATAGTGGTGATAGATTTTGTTTTAATCTTACACTAAAGACAGAGGACTTACGTAAAATAATAAATGATAATAATTTTAATAAAGTTCCTGGGGGTGATAGCAATACATCTTGGGGATACTTAGTTCCTATAATTAAACTAATAGATTTTACAAGCTATGGACAAAATAAATCCTAATTATTATAGAGAAGGCATAGAGACTGCCGACTATATTGAATCCCATAACATGGATTACTTTCAAGGTAATATAATTAAATACGTAACTAGGTATAAGATGAAGAATGGTTTAGAGGATTTGAAAAAAGCAGAATGGTATCTGCAAAGGTTGATTAAGAAATATGAGAATAGTTAAAGACCCCTTTACAGGGAAGTTGTTAGTATCTCTTGATGAGTTTGAGAGAAAACAATATAAAGAAAAGAATGTTTTTGATATGACATACACAAAGATGAAAGTTTTCTTTGATGATATTCATGAGATTGTTATGGGTGAAGTTAGTATTTTAGAAAAAGAATATGAGAGGAAAAGAAATGAAGAACTATTTAATAAGTGAAGAACAAAGACAGGAAGTCTTAAAGTATCTGTGGACCAGACCTTATGGGGAAGTGTATAGAATTATGGAAACAATATTGAGATTAGGGGAGAGAAAGGATGACGGATTGGCAGAATCTAGTAAGAAGAAAGTATGATTATAAAATAGATGTTGGGTTTTATTCTCTAGGAATAAATCGTGATTTCAATTTAGTGGTTAACGAGGACACTGTTAACTACAATGTTTTAGACAAAACTCTTAAAGAACTCTATCCTGAGTTTAGACAATCAAATGTTATCGTATCTGTAGCAAGGGAAACAAAGTATCAGTTTGAAGAACTATCCGAAAGGATGACTAAGTTTATTAATAAGATAGTTTAATATAAACCTGCTCTTCTTTTAGCAAGTTCATTTTTTAAAGACTGTTCTTTACTAAGAAACTCTACCCCTATCTTAGGCTTAGGTAGATTATTATTTTTTAATTTATTAATAGCTTCTATATATTTTAAAGTTCTTTCCTTTAAACCTGACATGCCTTTTTCAGGGTCGTATATTTTAGTGTACTGTTCTTTTGATACTTCTGGGTCTGTATATATTAAATTATCTATTGCTTTTTCATAGTCTCCTGTAACCATCCCTTCGAAAAACTTAGGAAATTTGTTAGGTGCATCAAGCCAAAATGTAGTTTTTACTAGTATTTTTTTAACATCATCTGTTATAGGTTTGTTGTCATATCTTTCTTCTACAGTCCTATTTACTATATCGATTTTTTCCTGTACATCTTTATATAATAACTTGTCTAAATCTGACTTACTATAAATTTCACCTGTTTTATAAATAGTGTCGTACTCCTCA